GAGTCGTGTTCGAAGTCTGCCTGGTTTTTCTAGTCTCCGCGCGCTCCCACCTGATAAGCGATATCGTGATTCACGACCGCGCTGCGCAGTGATACACTCCCCTGAAGGTTCCTAGCTTGTCCAGCGATCTCGATAAGCTGCCTGACGGACATACCGGTGGTGGCGTCGGTGCCTTATATCTGGCCGATTGTCACGGTACCTTTGTAGTACGTCCCAGTGATGTTAGCGGCTGGCGCAATGAGGTTGATGCAGAGTTCCGACGACCATATAAAGCCTCGCTCTGCGAAGCCGGTCATGTCTGATCCGTACACATCCTCCATGCTACGTCCGGCAAAAATCTGCTGGAACTAGTCGGGATAAAGGGTGGATGCTGAATCCAGGTCGTCGGTCTGAGTCATCACAACGCCGCCTAGCTTTGTGCCAGAGTCGAAGTCGTTTGTACCGCCTGTGCCATAGAGAGCTGTCATTACTGGGCAGAACGCGACAATGGTGTACTTCCTGGTGCCTAGGTTCTCGAACGCGTTGCCGTAATTGTCGGCTTGGAACTCCGTTGTGTTGGTAGTCGCTACCATGGTTGGGAAAGGCAGGACGTTCATGGCGGACACGTAGGGAGTTGAAAACTTTCCGGGGTGTTCTTTAGCGGCTAGCATCGAATCCCAAGCGGTGATACACTATGCTGAAGAGACCGGCTGGATTATTTGTCCCTTCTTCATGGACGTTCTGAAAGCATCTGGCTTATTATGTGAGGAATATTTATGCTTTCTGTCGCTTCGTTGTGGGTGCATTACGGTTCCTTGAGCAGGGTGTCGAGCTCGCTGACTTCCTACGTTGCCTTGAGCGGGATCGCGATTGCTTAAGTTCCCTTTCTCGTTGTTCTGGGGTTTGTTGCCCTTCTTGGGCTGGGTCTTGGTAGTCTCCATTCTGGGGTTTGTTGTTGAGTTAATTAATTATCGGTGCACTCCCACAGAAGACAATTCCGTCGCTGTCCAATCTGTAAAGAGTGCCTATGTCGATACCCAACTGGGCATTAATCATATCCTCAACGTGATAACCCGAGTCGTACCGTCGCGCAGCATACCTGACTGAATCGGGCATCTCACGGTCAAGTATTGGTTTGTCCGGCGCGTTCTCCTTTACTCAACAGCAGTCCTCGAGTAACTTCGACGCACGTTCGGACTCAAGTCCAACTCTCATCAGGTATTGGTGTAAACCAGCATTAAGCAAGAACTTCCGCTGCGAACCAGAATAATTCCACGAACTAGTCAGTCGTTTGTGATAGTTCCGAGTCAGATAAATCCTTCCGTCTTTGAGAAAAGACCATTTGCTTAGGAAATCGATGTCATACCAGTCGCTTACGCGTGTAGCCTTGATTACTTGACCCAAGCCACGTGGTTGACCTTGATCTTTCTCCCTTTTTCCGTCTGCACTGTTGGCCGCAATCTGGACGGCCAACAGATCGGCTAGTTATTTGTTACAAAATCGGACACAATCGTCTCCAGATGCAAGGACTATAACTTCAGGGTTGTCCCATGGATAAGCCACACCGCAACATACAAAATCAAAGTAAGCGTATAGCATCTACCTAAATGTATTGTCTATCGTGGTGTAACTATGTCCAGATGGTACAGTTCCGTTGATAGTGAAA